CTTTCGATGGTGAAACTGGCTTACTTAAATCTGCCGAGGTTTTGAAATGATGAAATTTCATCTTACCTCCCTAGCCTACGCGATATTCATCACTATCGGCTTTTTTGTAGTGCTGAGCTTTGCACATGATGAGCAGCAGAGATATTGCGAAGTTAAATTTAATACGTCACTGGCAACTATGCCATGTACTGAATTGAACGAGAAAGTGTATGAGGTGAAGCTATGAAAGATTACAAAAATTGCAGGTATGTAGAACCTACACCGATAGAAGAAAAGATTGTACACGGTAGCGCATTTATCGCTGTATTACTTGCCTTGATTGTGTGGTTATAACTATGACTACTCTATTTTTTATGTGGGCATTCATCACTGGATTAGTAACGGTACTGGCTACGCTATACGCGCTGACATTCTGCGAAATGTACTGCTACTACCGTAAATGTGGATTGACACGTAAACAGGCTATTTTGAGTGTATGGAGAATGCAGAATGAGTGAACTATTAAGAGCGCATGGCGACATTGTAGACCTGATTGCAGAATCAGCTTTTATTCGCGGAAAACTTAGTGCAAGAAGTGAAGTGTATCAGAAATTAAAAGATGCTTATAACTCCGCAAAGATTGACACACCGACTTACATAGACGTTTTAAAAATATTGAACGAGGGGAAATAACATGGCACAAGACAAATTAAACGTATTTCAGCGCATTAATGCTGTGCGCGAAAAGATTGACTACATCAAAAAAGACAAGCAAGTGCAAACATATAAAGCTGTAACGCACGATCAAGTAACTGCACTGGTGCGCGATCACTTAGTTAAGTTTGGTGTAGTTGTTTATCCAAATCTAGTGTCATCAGTAACGATGGATACTGGCGAGAAAACAAGCAAAGGTACACCAATTATAAGAGTTGAAGCTGTTTACGACTTTGTGTTTGTGAACATTGATGACCCTGCTGATAAGTTTACCGCAAGCGTATCAGCTCACGCCAACGATCAAGGCGATAAAGCCCCAGGCAAAGCACTAAGCTACGCTAAAAAGGCTGTGATTCTCAAAGTGTTTGAGATCGAAACTGGCGAAGATGACGAAAGCCGCTATGCAGGGTTTGATGTTGACGACTGGATTACAAGCATTCAATCAGCACAGACAATCGCAGAACTACAACAATCCTATAACGATGCAGTAGGCGCGGCATTAAAGGCTAAAGACATGGCTGCAAAACAGATGATTATTGTTGCTAAAGACAAAAGAAAGGCAGAACTAGCATGATTATTCAACAGGGAACACAAGAGTGGAAACAACTCCGCGCTGGCAAGGTAACTGCCTCACGCATTGCTGACATTATCGCTAAAACTAAATCAGGCTATTCAACCAGCCGTGAAAACTACATGACCGAGTTAGTCATTGAGCGATTTGGTGTATTGAATGACAGCTTCACTAATGCCGCTATGCAACATGGCACAGAGACAGAGCCGTTTGCGCGTCATGAGTATGCTATTAAAAATGGCGTAATGGTTGACGAGGTTGACTTTGTAGATCACCCACGCATTGCAATGGCTGGCGCAAGTCCTGATGGACTAGTCGGTGATGGATTAGTCGAGATCAAGTGCCCTAATTCAGCCACGCATTTTAACTATCTGCTTGCTGGCGTAGTTCCTGAGAAATACAAGCCGCAGATGGCATGGCAAATGGCTTGCACTAATGCGAAATGGTGCGACTTTGTGAGTTTTGATAATCGCTGTCCTGATGGCTTGCAATACTTTCAGGTTCGCTATATCCGTGATGACGTGTATATCCAGTCACTAGAAAACGAAGTTATCGAGTTTATCAAAGAGCTTGATTTTAAATATAACCAGTTATCAGAAAAACTTAATCAAATGAAAGAGGCAGCTTAAATGGCAAGCGTAAACAAAGCAATTCTAATAGGCTCATTAGGCCGTGACCCAGAAGTTAGATTTATGCCTAATGGCGAAGCTGTATGTAATTTCAGCATAGCAACCAGCGAGAACTGGAAAGATAAACAAGGCCAGAAACAGGAAAAGACCGAATGGCACAATATTGTTATGTATCGCAATCTTGCAGAAATTGCTGGCGAGTATCTTAAAAAAGGATCTCCAGTTTATCTTGAAGGCCGCATTCAAACGCGCAAATGGCAGGATAAAGAAGGTAACGACCGTTACTCAACTGAAATCATTGCGGACAGTATGCAAATGCTAGGTAACAAGAAAGACGGCGATTCCGTATCACAGCAGCCTAAGACAAGTAAAACTGATGACCCAATGGATTTTGAATCTGATATTCCATTTTAACGTGCGCCCAAGCCGATAGTGGGAAAACATCGAGCAGTATCAGGCACATCTCCTCTCGTGCTGATGATACCGAGTGATTCACGATAAGAATCAAACCTTATTTTTTTAATTAGTGCAGTGAATTTAATTAAATCGTGCCGAAAGGAAATGATGCAATGGGTACTCATAATGGTGTTTATTGTGAAGAAGATGAATATGCTGATGATTCACCTTATTGTGAATGTGGAAGTTTACACGGGATAGAAGAAATTGATTTTAACCAATGTGATTATTGCGGAAAGATTATCAATGTCGAACCCGTATCAACGCAGCATGATCCAAGTAAAGCTGATTAACAAGATAGTTTTTTAGAGGGAGTTAGAAGATGAATAACTTAATGGAATTAATTAAGCAAGCTGGGTTTCGCATTGAAGTTTTGTCGCCTACACATATAAAAAAATTCACAACACTAGACAAGATAATACGTGCTGATGAAAGAAGCGAATGTGCAAAGTTGTGTGAAGAAGATGCTAAAAAATCACGCGAGTTTGCAGAGCCATTTGCGGCAAGAATAGCAGAAGATTTAGCCAAAGAAATTATAGCGAGAGGTGAGTAAATGAACGGCTACCACTCTACCCTATCCCCTAACAGCTTACAGCATGACCTAATCTATCACAGTAAAGGCAATGAAAAACAATCTTGTTAATTAGGTTAGTGGAAGAAACTAGCACTGATACGAAAGGTAATGAAGCCATGAATAATGATTTAATGTTTTCTAGCAAAACGGACCTTTGGGCAACCCCTCAAGACTTTTTTGATAAGTTAAATGCTGTACATGAGTTTGATTTAGACGTGTGTGCAACGCATGAAAACGCTAAATGTAATAAATACTACACCGTTGCTGATGATGGATTAGCACAACAATGGCAAGGCGTATGCTGGATGAATCCCCCTTATGGGCGTGACATTAAAGCATGGATGAAAAAGGCTTATGAAAGCTCACTCAATGGCGCAAAGGTAGTTTGCCTAGTGCCTGCTAGAACAGATACGCAATGGTGGCATGACTACGCGATGAAAGGTGAGATTGAATTTATTAAAGGTAGATTAAAGTTTGGTGGGCATAAAGATTCTGCACCGTTCCCAAGTGCCGTTGTAGTTTTTGAAACCGTTGCTACGGCATAGTGCTTGCCAATCCCCACAACATAATAACCCAGATGGTTTTTAGCCAGAATAGGATTAAAAAATGAGCGAAATATTGAATAGATTAACTACAGCGTCTAGCAAAAATTTTGATGCTGAAATATATAAACTACTTGACGATGCAGCAAAGGAAATAATAAAACTAACTGCTGAAAAATTAGCAGGTACAGGGGGAAATAAAGAGGTTAGCACGCCTTTTCGCATTGGATTTATTGATAAAGAGACTCAAAAAAATTTATTAGAAGGCATCATCTGTTACATATATCCTGACAGTCTTGATGCTGTACTTGATGGAGACACCCCTGTTTATGTAATCGGTCAAGAGATTAAGGACTAACACCATGAACAAAATAGAAGAAGCCTTACAGAGTGCAATCAAAGCAATTAATGAAGCGCGTAACCAAATAAAAGAATTATGTGATGTGCATAATACGCCTTACCCAATAACGTCATTAGTTAGATATAACCAAGCCATTAAAGATTGCAAATCCGCACTATCAGATATTGAGAATAGCGAGGTAGTGGCTTGGCAACATAGAGAATATCCAGAAAAAATATATCATAACTTAGGTGCATTTTCTTCTGAATACGGAAACGTACATGAGGCTCAACCACTTTTCACATCACCACAACCTATTGAGAAGTGTGAGCCAGTTGCAGAAGTTAAATTAGATAAATATCAACTAAAGTATCTCCATTGGTATGGTAATCATTGGACACAATTACTTAGCGCTGGCACTAAACTTTACACATCACCAATAAGCAAAGAGTGGGTAACTATTGATTTATCAGAGTATGAGAATCAAGGACTAGGTGCAATTGCAGAAGAAATATGCGAAAAGCTAAAGGCTCTAAATTATGAATAACTTACATAATGAATTATTAGCAAAAGTTAGAGATGTGTTTTCTTATGACTCAAAGCTTGGTGTATTGATATGGAAGAAATCTAAAGGGGCTGTTAAGTCAGGAGTAAAGGCAGGAACGTTACATCAGAAAGGTTATATTGCAATTATTCTTGATGGGAAACGCTATCTTAGTCATCGGCTTATATGGCTTTATGTTTATGGTGAATTGCCAGATTGCGAGATAGACCATATTAATAAAATAAAAAATGACAATCGGATAGAGAATCTTAGATTAGCAACGAAATATGAAAACTTAAAGAATACAACAATAAGAAAAGACAATTCAACTGGGTTTAAAGGAGTCCACTTTAGCAACTGCTATAAAAAATATAGAGCTGAAGCAACTTTAAATAATAAACGTCATTATTTAGGCAGCTTTATGACAGCCGCTGATGCAAGCGAAGCTTACAATAGTTTTTGTAAACTGCATCATGGCGACTTTTACTTTGACACTAGAAATTCTAACGCACCAGAGAAAGGTTGATTATGAGCTTTGACCCAAACGGATGTAGTCACGGAATTAAATGGACTGATAAGTGCGATCAATGCGAAGCAGTCAGCATTAGACAGGAAATATACGACCTAACCGTAAATATTGACAATGTTGTTGCGTCACTTGAACGTATGCCAGCAATGGCTACATCACCAGAAGTAATTATTGACCTGTATCGAACTATTAATAGATTATCCATGCTGCTGTTAAGGAGTAAATAAAGATGACAACGAATAACGAGGCGTTTGAAAAGTGGTTTAGCAATAAGTTAGCAGAGTGCCGAGCTAATAATGATATGGATATGCACCGAAATCTAAGTCGATATGTAGGGTTCTATAAATTTGGATTTGAAGCAGCAGCCACCGTAGCCAATAAACGGATAGCAGAATTAGAGCGTGAGGTTGCTATAGCACGAAGCAATGAAAATCATGCAGACGACCAACGCATAAAATGTATTCGCAAATACAAAACGCAAATAACCGAACTCCAAGTATCTAATAACAGATTAAGAGATGGCATTGCAGAAATAGCAGTAGAAGCGCAAGACACATATACCAACGCTGCATTAACTAAACTGTTATCCGCAACACAAGCCGAATCACTGCAAGAAAAATATAACGAAGCTCTTGAGAAAACTGCAAATATTGCAATTAAAACCTTGCGCCCTGATTTAGGCATTGCTGTTGCTGAACAGTTGCGATCACAGAAAGAGGTGAAATGATATGACCGAATTACAAAAGCAGTTTGAAAAATGGTTTGATGAATATTCAGATAAAAATGATATTAGGTTGGCTATTAATTATGGTGCTTATGAAATAGCAGGTGACGCATGGGAACACCAGCAGCAGCGGATTGATGAACTGGAAGAGCATTTACGTTGTAGGCAGGAAGCAGTTGATATTCAGTATAACCGAGCAGAAGAACTGGAAAGAGTAAATAAGCAAATTCGCAGTGCTTTCCAAGCATATTATGAAGCCGTTAAACAAAGAGCTTTGTCCTATGATGTTGAGATTAAATTAATTAAAGCGCTTAAACAGATAGAGGTGAAATGATATGACCGAAGCACAACAGCAGTTTAAAGAAACCTACAAAGATAGCTTAGCTGTATTCGAGCCAGCGTATCTAGGAATATGGAACGCAGCATGGCAACACCAGCAGCAGCGGATTGAGGAACTGCAAGAGCAACTCGCAGACCGCCAGACAGACTTAACGTTTGAGTTTAACCGAGCAAACGAAAGTGAATCCAGAGCATTAGAAGAAAGCAATAAATATGAAGAATATTGCGATTTGGCAGAGAAGCGTATTGATGAACTGGAAAAGAAGCTAGCGGAAGTTTCCAAAAATTCAGAACGATACAAAATTTTGAAAGACAATTTATTCTGCGCTGATTTTTTATATGGCGAAGATGAAATAAGTGTTTTAGTGTTTGAATGGAATCATAGAGTTTCTGCTGATTTAGATTTCACTATTGACGAAGCACTTAAACAGATAGAGGTGAAGTGATATGGAACTAATACCAGCTAAAGAAGTGAGTAAGATATTAGGCTTAAAGCCGCGCTATGTTGCTGAAAAACTTATCCACAAATCAGACTTTCCTACTGCTTACCGTATATTAGGAGGTAAGCGTCAATGGGATAGGCAAGAGATTATTAATTGGTTAGAAACACAGAAGGAGGCAGCGTAAGATGAATATCAAAGAAGAAGTTAGTAATGCAATGCGTCCAATGGCATGGGAAAGAGCAAAAGGTGAATTAAATTCTATGCTTCATACATATTGGCGTGATGATAGATTTGAGCCATTTAGTAAACTTTTAGAAGATTTTATTAAGGAAGTTGAAAAAAATGGATTACATGAATAGTGGAGTAAATAATAAAAATGGCAAAATATAAACAGAGGTTAGATGAAGAAGGAGGCAGCATGAATAAGATAATAATTCATTATGATGATATATCAGATACACTTGCTTTAGAGCATATTTTAGAGGTTATTGGACAGGGCAAGATTAGTAAAAATAATTCTCAATATTGTTTTATTACAAGATTTAAAAGTGGATACACTGTATTTGCTGATAAGAATAAATCAGGAACGAATACATTTAGAATTTACGCTAGTCAAGCATAGGCGCAATATCACTTGCATCAGGGTTATAGTACACCATCAATGATTTAGGGTTACGATGACCCATTATTTTAGCCAGGGTGATGTTATCCACTTTCTTAGCCATCCACGTACAGGCATTATGGCGCGTATCATGAAACACGAAGCCTGATAACTGCGAAGCTTTACGCGCTGATCTGAATAAGAAATCACGCTGTGAATCTGTAATGCTGAAACATTTATGATTAGTCTTAACTAACTGTTTGAACAGTTCTACTGCTTTAAGCGTCAATGGCACATCTCTACTGTCACCGTTCTTTGTCTTATCAAGATGCACCTTGCGCCCTGCTAAATCTACCTGATTCCATTCAAGCGAAACTATCTCACCTGACCGCATACCTGTCTGTTCGGCAATAAACATGCATAGCGCTACCTGCTGGTCATTTGTAACGCATTTTTCCTGCGCGTCATAGCCTAACGTATCAGCCATGACATTAAACTCGTCTAACGTGATTAAACGCTTGCGGTGAGGGTTATCTGCTGGCCTTTTCACATCGCTTAATGGATTTTTATCCAGCCATTGCCATTCTTTACGTGCTATCTCGAACACGGCATTGATTAACACCATTTCTCGCCTGATTGTAGAGCCTTGCAACTTTGAACTATCGCGCCATTTAGCTATGTCGGCTGGGGTAATGATTGCAATAGGTTTACTTGAAAACTCCATTTCCCGTGAAAACTTTTTTAAACGTATTTCTTCCCAGCGGTTATTGCAGACTTTCGCATATTCCTCTAAGGCTTCACTGAATAGATGTTTATCAGGCTCAAATTTTCCTGATTCCATAGCATACGCCCATTCGACCGCCCTAGCCTTGAGTTTGAATGTTTTAGTCTTGCGCTTTGAAAGCCCGTTTACTTTTACATAAACTTGCGCCTCCCAACTATTGCACACCTTACGAAAGCTTGCCATAATTCCCGTGAATATCCCCGTGAAGTTTTTGGCAATTATATGTATAAAGGTGTTTTTATGGGGATTAATTTTTATACAATCAGCTAAGTCATTGATGTATAAAGGTGGGAGTTTTTGCAGAAAAGCGTAAAAAACGCTCGTATTATCTTTTGGGCACCAAATAGCTAGTATTCATGCGGTATTCAGAGCAGTTCCCGTGTATTTCCCGTTATGTCGATAAATCTTGATTTCATAAACACATAACTATCATGTGTCGATGCTGTAACTATTCACAGCCTACCTGTTCACAAGCCGCGTCTGACCAATCGCGTAACAGATTATAGTCGTTTGTCGTTATGGCGCAACCGTATTTGAGCGTTTCGTACTGTCGAGCAAGGGTTGAGTAACTGTCTCTCCACTTTTCGGAACTTGTTTCGGTATCGGCTGGAGTTTCGGGCATGGCAAAGGTATCGGCTGCGAGTTGGTCGCGCAACCTACCACGCAGATCGCCAATAGTAACGCTGTCAAGTTTCTGCATTTTAAGATATTCATTCTTAATCGCTTTCAAGTTGTTATCATAAATAACTGTTGCATCATTCAGTGCTGTTTCAGCTTGCTTGCGTAATATTTCGTTCTTAACCTTCTGCATATCAGCTTGTAGCTGTACACTTGTTTTATAGGCTTCAAAGTCGTACGCAATCGCTTCATATCGCGTTTTCTGCCAGAAGGCATAGCAACATACCAAGACTAGAATAAATTGCAGAGGATAGCGCGTGAACAGGTCTATGACTTTACCAATAAACGATTTAAAGATAAGCCATGCAGCGGTAATCATTGGTAATCCCATATAACATAATTAGGTAATCCCTTGCCGCCAATGCCTAAATGCAGAAAATTATCAGCCACGCCTATCCTGGTAATGCCATGACGTAAAGCAATAGTGATTAATGCATACCTGTCTTTGCCATTGTCGCAGGCCACATCACCGCATGACCCTTGCGTATGCTCACCATTGGAGTTTAATTTCTTAGCTTCAATCGGGTGTTTCTTTGACCTGAACCCACTAGTTACGCGCATAGGCTTATTAAAGTCTTTACGGATAGCTTCAAGTATCAACATAAACTCATGTTGCATATTGTTTTCACCGGTATGCTTGCAGTCAAATTCTTTCTTGGTAAAGTATTTATACTCTTCCCATTTAGCCGCTGTCATTTTCCAATGCCTTGCGTAGTAACAATGCGTAACATGGCATTACCTACTGCGAGAACCGTTACCGCGATTGCGTAAATGTTTCCAGGCAATAAGCTTTGTAATGCGCTGAATGTAGCCTCTAGCGCAACAAGCCCAGATACAACTGCGTTAAACCACAACACTTTGCTTGCGTACCATTTTTTCATCATTTCCCCCCTGTCCATAATCCAAACTTCGCCTGAAGCCCGGTAATAATCAAACCTAGAATAATTATGGTTAATCCCCACGCGCCCTTTTTTGCAAGATCAAGCTTCATTTCAAGCCAGAAGTTCTCTTGCGCCTGCGCTGCTTTAATCATGGCTTCGTGAGATAACCGGTGATTGTCTGGCCCATCTGGGAATGCGCTCATGCAACGGTTAGCCTTATCGTTCAATACATCTACCTTTTTGCTAATCTCTTCCAATTGCTCACCTTGCTCATAAACCATTTTTTGTAAAGATTCCATATTTCTTCTTTCGGTCATATTATTAATTAAGCTATCTTTCCGTAGCTTTAATCTTCAATTACAGATCAGCGAGTAGGTATAGAATTATCATGATAGATAAGCAGTATTCACTTTGCCGCTACCATCAAAAGTACCGCCATAGATTCGCACAATATCAAGCTCACCTGATAAAGCCACCTTGCCTGCAATGCTGGCAATAGCCGCAGGATTGCCGCCAAAAGTAACATTCCCAGAGCAAGCCCATAGATTTGTTGAGGAATCAAGCAAGGTGAACGTGATCGAGCCAGACACCCCAACACCGCTGCCAGATACGCCAGTAGTAGGCAACACAAATCCAGTAGATGCCACGTTGCCAACCGTTGTATTTGCGGTAACAGCAATTGATGCCGCGCCTGATTCATAGCCTGTGGATTGCGGAGTTCCACCAGTTCCCAATCTGAAACTTAAATTAAGACTGTTGGCAGAGAATGAAACGTTAGATAAAGACAATACAACTTGCTTAGTTCCAGATGGAATTACAAAATCTTTAGTCGTGCCTGATGTGGTTGCTTGTGGAGTTCCTAGCGTAATACTTGAAGCAGCAACAGGAGCGCTGCTTTCCCATGTTGTGCCATCTGACGTTAGTACATTACCGCTCGCACCTGGTGCAATCTCTTGAGGTGCGCTTACGCCGTTACCAAGCAATACGCTATTTAACGTCAATGTATCTGCACCGATGCCGCCTTGTGCTACGCTTAACGGAGTTGTAAGCCCTGCTATTGAGGTAATATCACTGTTCGCACCTGATTTAGCCGCACTTAGATTAGTTCTAGCTGTCGCCGGAGTAACTTCAGATAAGTTATTAGCAGCCAGCATATCGCCAGTACCTGCCCCTGCTGCACCTTTAGACGCGAATATTTCCCAAAGCCCATTTGAATAATCTGTCGAAAATGTGCCTGAAGTGTGATCAGACAATGCGATATAACTATTACCTGATTCATATACGATGTTATTTTTAATATAGGCAGTTGCTGTTAGCCAGCTCCCTACCCATTCAAAGCCTACGATATTTGCAGCCGCACCAACAACCGAAGCGGCAGAACCTGATGCTGATGTAGCACTGGCATCTGCTGCACTGGCTGAAGCTGCCGCGCTAGTTGCTGCCGCTGATGCTTGCGTTAGATAATCTTCTGGCTCTATCTCACTGGAAACGTCAACTTTTACCGCTCTATCTACCTGCTCCTGAACCTGCTGCACCAGCATGGTTACTTTGTCTAATGCATTCTCGATGATTTCAGGATAAAAACCTCCCTGATTCTGTATGTCAGTTTCCTGTAGCATATCAAGATCAGACACAATGGTAATCGTGTTTCCAGTTGCGTAAGTCGCTATGGTTTCAACTGTGCCGCCAGGGGATGCATTCTGATCTGCATTAAGGCTTACGGAATATTGAGAATCAAGCGTAAGATCAGTTTCAACCGCTAATGAACTGGTAAGCACTACACGAACGTCAGCCGTAGTAAAGCACTTAAATGAGAATGGAAACGATGTTAATACGCCATTACAATTTAATGGGCCTGCTTTGCGCGTAGATGAACTGACAGTCATAGGGCTACTCCTTTTATGCCCTATTTTCTATCAGTTATCAGTTTATAAACGCACCCTAATCCCTAGGTGGTCCAGAGATTAAAGCGCCAAATATACTTACGCCTTCCACTTCTCCACGTTCAATTGCCATCATGCCTTCAAGGGTAGAGTTAATCTGGCCTGCCGGGTAATGGAAGAGAATGCCGCCTGCGTTATTCAGTGCTTTGAATAGTGGCATATCAGCTTCGCCTTGGTCTACTTGCTGACCAAACTTGTAGATTTCACTAAAGAATTTTAATGATGGTGGGCCACTGTAACCAAATGCATCTCCGCCTGTCGCAACGTCTGCCGCAATACCAATATCACGAACGCCGATCATCTGCCCGAATATCGCGCTCATCTGTTCAGACTTATAGCGATTCAATAAGCATTCGGTATCATCCCAAGCGCACTCGCCTTTTAGTAGATTTTTTAACGCTACTGAGTAAATAACCGGCATCACGTTTAACAGCAAAGCCGTAGTAACAAAGTCTGCAAACTCAGTAGGATTAGTAAGCTTTTTAGTCCTGAAGTTTTCCACATTCAGGTTATACAGTGCTGAGAAGTAAGAATAGAAGTTAGTAAATAGCTTCTGGCCTTGACTGCCTTTCTGTACGCCTGCCAAGTCTTTAATCTCACCACCTGTTTGCGTATCAATGACAGTCTGTCCTGCAAATAAATGGGCTTTGGCTTCAATCGCTTTACGCTCATCTTCACTACCGGCTTTGTCATAGTCTAACTCAGCCAGTGCTTTTTCATACGCACCTACATAGGTAGGCATATCAATCATGATTTGCATCTTACCGATCATGTAGAAATACGAAGCTTGCAAATTGGTTAAGGCTTTACCGGCACGTACCTGATTCACAATCTCGTTAATCTCACGGTTTAATGTCTTGGCCCGGTTGCGCATCATCGGTGAATTTTCCATTATCCACTCATGCGTTTTAACTGGATTCTTAACTACCGCTTTAACACCGTTCGCAATCGCATTGAAGCCTAACCTACCCCATGATTGAAAGATACCTGAAGGCTGTAGTAATGCTGTGCTGACACGATAACCCATACCTACGATAGATGTACCGGTTCTAATCCGTGACAGTAAAACGTCTGTACTGCCTGTTACCGGCGCATCACCTACCGCAACATCACGGATATGCTGATGGATTTCCTGTAAAGCTTCAGCACCTAGCCGTTCGCGTATATCACCATCAAGCGCAGTTACTACCCTAGTCGCATCTGTTAGCCATTCCTGCCAAGCTAATCTGTGGGTGACTTCGTGAATGTGACGTGAAATAGTGTCAAAGCTTAACAGTATCGGTCTGCCTTTTACTGCTTCTGCCCTAGCTTGCGTATAGCCATCTCTAGTACCTGAAGCATTGAACGCGCCTTTCATTGCCATACGCAAATCAGTCACCGCTTCCAGACTTTCGGAACGTGTAGACATTTGTGCATCGTATTTAGCAGGAAAGTAACCACCGGCATAAGTACCGTATTTAGTATTAACGACTGATGGCTCAATCCATGTAGGTTCGCGGCCTGTTAATCTTAATTCCTGCTCGGCAATCATCGGTTTGAATGTAGCAATATAATCCCATGTCCCCTGTATGAAATCCCATTCATCCTTAGTAATGGTATCGAGAATAGCCGCTGCATCTTCATTGCTGATCGAACGTGTACCTTCCAAACCGCCATCAAGCAAACGCTGCCTATTCCCATCATTACCCCAATTCATTGCAAACATAATGCGCTGCTCATGGGTAAGACTAATGTTAGTGCCAGGTACTACTCGTTTAATCGCGTACAAATTACCTATGCCGCGCTCCATTTTGTTTTCAATCGTAGCAAATAGAAGCTGCATATCTTCTGTGGCTTTAGCGCGTAAATCTGTCTCGAGACTACCGGCTTCATACATGGAATATAAAAGCATATCTGACATTACGCCCAAGTCTTTACCGCCATCTAACTCGCGCATGAAGCTTGAGAATTTACGGTGTGCTGCTGCCATGCGCCTACCCCACTTAGAGGTTTTCCCGATAAAGTCATTCGGTGTTGCACGTTCAGGCACTATGCGATTGCCGTTATTGTTAATAGATTCTCTGGCTTCAGCCATGCGCTCAGCAAACTCGCGCTTGTCTTTAGCTGTAAGCAGTGTTTTCTTTAACCGGCCTAAGTGTTCAATGTTACGAATAGAATCAGCCAATGCCATGAACTGCTCGAACGGTAGGTCTTTATAGCTTACGCGCCTAGCTTCGTTCAACAACTCTTCATCAACTACCGGTGACAGTCCGATTTCTTTTTGTGATTCTACCCACTGCAATAGTGATTTACGCTTATCAAGCGCACGTAATGACTGACCGGACCGCAAGTCAAACCTAGCCAAAATATCTTCAATCTGCTCGATATACTCAATATCAAGATTCTTTCTTACGCCTTCGCTGTCAAACTTTTTAAGGTACTTCAGCGTAGATTCAATCTTATCAATCGCCTCTATTGTAGATTTGGCTGCTCGGTTATTGAGTAACTGATCGCGTTTAGCCTGTACCGCTGTTTCAGTATCGCCTTTACGTGTTGCTTTCTCAGCAGTCTGAGCAGATTTTGATTCTGCCCTAGCGTATTTAGATGGCTTTAAATCACGCACCAATGTTTTAGCAATTTGTTTATTGGCATACTCTTTAGCTGCCGCCTCTAATATCCTGCGATTGCCTAATGCTTTATTCTGTGCGGATAGTTCAGTAGCCAATACTCTGGCTCTAACTTCGTTATGCACCGCCTTATCAGCCGCCTCGTTCATTTTCTTCGCATCAACCAAATCACCGAACTCAGCTAACATACGCTCATCGGTTAAACGGTCAATTAATGACTTAGGATTTTCAGCAGCAAGCAATGATTTCACTAACTGATCACCACTGTTAAAGCCGAATAACTCAGCTACCGCATCAGGTGGATTGCCTAACTCCATGACCATGCCGGCACGACCTACACCAAGATTGCGCCATTCGCCCTCTTCACCATACATACCACGCATCATGTTTAAATCTAGCTTGCCTTTACCGAACGCATCTAAACGGACACGTTCCTGCTCGTCATAGATGGATTCCTGCCATTTACGGTACTGCTCACCTTCAGCGAATAGACTGTATTGCTTTTCGCTCCGGGCTTCTTCAAAAAACTTATCTTCAAACTCGCGTAAATCCCACTTGCCGTTTTCATCTTTAGTCAGATATTCATATTGTGATAAGGCTTCAGCCATTTCATCAACGGATAAACCGCCATCTTTACGCAGTACCGGCTTGCCAAATACGCCAGAATCAAATCGGTCTTTAGGGTCTAATCCCCATTCAGAAGCTGCTAACTGTCTATTTAATCCACCAAGTTTAGCAATAGCGGTATATAAACTGTCTTTTTCAACATCTACGCCTTTAGTTGCTTTAACCTTCTCGGCTTGCTGTGCTTTAGTTTCATCAGGTATTTGTTTCAGCCATGAATAGGCTTGATACACTGGCTGCGTCATGACTTCGCGTCTGACTGCCATACGTACCATTCTGCGCTCAGTATCAGCTTGACGCTGCAAGTCTTTCAATACTCGACTACGCGCACCCTGTAGCCACTTCATATCGCGCAATGAGCGTGCTGTCAGTGCTGTTTTTGCTTCATCTGTTGCGTCTTGCTGGTTCTGTAGGTACTCAGCATATTCATCTATGCTCATGCCTGCTTCTTCCATAGAGGCAAACATTGGCATCATGCCGCGTACTGCTTCAGCTTTGTTAATCGCTTCATCACTAGCAAGCATACGGTCAAACACTTGGCGCACTTCGTTGGTTAAGCCAGGCTCGCCGCTACGCTCAAAGAATTGTTTTAATGACTTGTAAGCAGACAGCATGAACGAACGTAACTTAGCAAACACTCGGCTTAGCTCAAGCGTAGGCGCTGTGCCTTCCATTGCATACTGCTCAAAACCACGCGCTAACTTCTCATGGTAAAAACGTTTTTCGTCTATGGTCATGTTGCGCCATACGTCTAAAGCAGGCTGCTCGATAGATTCAATTCCGAACCAGTTAAATAACTGATTCATGTCATCCACAATAGACTGCGGCGCATCAGGCTTGCTGGCTACGTCAGCATAGACTTCTAGGAAAAAGTGACCTAGCTCATGTATGAATGTTGAGGCATCGGCATTTTTAAGCAGGGTAATATTTGCACCCTGAGTAATGTCATTGCTGAATGAGATTTGACCACGGGCTTTTTGATCGGCTTTCTGGAATAGCAGATTTTCAAATTGACCTATTGCATCCTGTCTTGCGCTAGGTGTGCTTTCATCATAATAACGAATGTCTTTAACGCCGTTCTTTTGCAATACTTCTAATACTCTAGGGTCAACATTATTAGGTACGACTGCACCGGAAAACTCGGTGATTGCAACATCGCGCAGAATCTTAACTTCAAAATACTCAGTAGGCATATTCCTTAAATGCGTAAGAAACTCAGCTACCTCATTGCGCATTTCGTCTGAAACGTCTTTAAATCCATTCTCTTCTAATGCGCGAGGTATCCCCATCTTAGCTACATCACTGAGCATTGATGTGGTGTTTTCTAGCGCACTACCTGAGAATGTTAAGAATGGTTCTAAGCCATCAGCAACGGACTGAAGCGCATCATCCATTTCATTTTTAACATCTTCAAAATTACCGTTATCCATTAAACGGTTTTTGTTTTTGCGAATCTCGGCAATGGATTTAAACTCAGGCGTATATTTAGCACGTACTGAACCTAAACCGTAATTCCAGTTTTCACCACCGCGCAGTTCTTTTTTAAGCGCCTTAACAACATTTTCTAAAGTGTGGTCGATGTACTTTTTAAAGCCTGTCTGGCTTCTGCCGTTATATAGCTTCTCTTTAGCATTCAAGTTTTTAATAATGCCATCAATGTACGCTTGATACTTATCGCTTAGTTCTTTATTAAACTGACTATTAATAGCATTTTGCGTCGCGTAGCGGTCTACTGACTCACCGGCTGATTGCACAGCATCACGTAGTTTGTATGCACCATCTTTAGCAATGTTGTATTGCTGTTCTTCAGTCCATGTTTTCTCGTCTAAACCAACTTCTTTGTATTGCTCAAGAAGCATATCAACGTAAGTTTTTATAAATGATTTATCTTGTAATAACTGCCATACGTCAATATTTTTAGATACATAAGGACTAAGCTTATCAAGCAAATTGTTTTGCTCAGGTGTAAGCGTTTTATAAACAATTTCCGGCTCAATGCCATTGTCTTTTAAAAATTGGTATTTAGTCGCAGTATTGTAACGAAGCGCATCATGTGGATTATCTTCCATCTTATCTTCATCAATACTGCGTTCACCTGTAGCTTTAACCGCATCAGCAAACATATCCTGCAAACCTTGCAATACCTTACGGTCATACTGGTATGTGATTTGTGGATAACGAGGTGAATATATATCTGCACCGAATACTTTAGGTTTTGCGTAACCTTTAGGGTCTACCATCTCAGGCGCAGCAAGCAATGTAATCTCACCGAAGCCTTCAAGTATGTGCTGTTTTTTTGTAACTGCTAATGATGGAACTGCTAAACCGCCCATGCGGTCTGCAAACAATAGGTTATCAGCACTTAGATTGTGCTGTGCAATAAGCTCTTTAACATCACCCTGATTCAGTATATTCGCATCATTAGGGTCAAATGTGCCACGATTGCCGGTAGATGATTTGATTTGTGTTGGTTCAAATGCTACATATTCCTCTTGAAACCAGTCACTTTCTTTTGTTGGCTTAAAGTATGCGCCATCATAACCCTCATCTTTAAGCTGTTTTATTCTGTCTGCACTAAGCTTGCCTATATCCATATAGTTTTTTGCAACATATGGATTTTTAATATTTAAGAAAACTTCTTTAACTACACCATTTTTACCTGAAAAGTTTTTACCTACTTGTTTATGAGGTGAAAAATAAAAGCCTCTTGGCTCAAAAGAACTATTTTGACCTACTTTAAATTCAGAAAAATCTGAAGTAGTACCATGATAGACAACTAGCGGCTTACCATCAGCATCAACTACTTTTGAATCACCAAACCAGTTGCGGAACTCTGGCGTATCAATCTGTGAGTTAGCCTGCTCAAACCCATCAGCCGTTACCTGTCCACTCACTTGCAACGGATAACGCGCAAATGCTTCACTAGGCGTAATGCCTAAGTTACTGGCTAGTGTTGAGTACCAAGGCGCAACTAATCCACTTACATAAGCCTGATTATTCTCTGGGGTAAATCTGCCTACTGCATTTAGTTGACCTAACAGATTATCACTTACCTCAGTTAGTGATTGTGTCCATGCTTCGTTATCCTGATATTGCTGTGCTACGTTTTCAGCCTGTTTCTGCAATTCTTCGACTGCTGTATCAAGCTGAGTTTTAGCCTCAAACGCACTGATACCGTTTTCATCTGCGCGTAAGTGTTGCAGTACCGCACCGCCTAAATCTGTGCCGGCAATGGTCGCACCAAACTCACCAACTGGAATAACTAGATCTACGCCTTGCGCTATAGCCTCTTCTAGCTGTTTTTGTATAACGGGTGAAGATTGCATAAGCGTATTCACATCAACGCCTAAATTCTGTGCTTCCTGCATGAAGGTCCGCGCGTCTATGTACACTTCATCAATGCCATTTTCACCGCCTGCTTCCTGTAGGAATGTGGCAAAGTCTTGGGCTGAACGCTCTTTAAGTTTTGATTGTGCTGCTAGTTGCTGAATATTAGCAAAAGCCTGCATTGATTGATTAGCAGCTTCGCTTTGGTATTGGAGCTTTTCCTGCTCGGTAGAAACAAAATTACCAGCCGCCTCTATTGATTTGGCAATCGCCACCTGTCCGGTAGTGCCTACAAAAGTCGCAATAGCAGTTTGCAATGCTGCTTCAGGTCGTTCAGCCAGATATTCGCTGAATGGCTTTTCAGGGTTTAATGCCGCCCATTCGTTTAAATCCTGCAATACAGTAGCGGCCTGCTCACCGATCTGCTCTTGCACGTTACTCAGTAATACGGTTTTTAACAGGCCAGCTTCACCACGTAAGCCTTTAAACAATGTTTCAACTGGAATTTTCTCAGTAGCCCATTCAACCGCCGCTTGTGAGCCTGCATAAACTAAAGCCTGATTTGCATCTAACCCACTAGCCCTGGCCTTTGCATATTCCTGACCGCCTGCAATACCTACCATGGCATTCAAAGCCAATGAAGAATTGCCAGAATAAATACCGGCAATCAGTGGTGGTAGATTCATACCTAGCGATTCAAAGCCGCTGTTGACTGAACGCTCAATAAAACCTTGATCAGAAGTATCGCCGGTAATCGCTTCAGCTACATTAGATTGATTCTCTGAAAGACCAAGTAATCCCTGCTCTGCTACGCGCAATGGGTTAGCTGGTAATACTGTACCGACCAATGGGTCTAGCAATGGCGCAAGCGTACCAAACGGACTAGCTAACGCGCCATAGATACCTTGCCCTGCCCTTGGTAATAGTCCAGCCGCTACCGACTTGGCAAAACTGCCAGTAACATCACCGAGACTGCGCTCATAAGGTCTGTCTTTAGCGCGTGAGATTGTTTCACTAAAGCTCTGTTCGCTCATGGCACGACTTAATTCAGACGCTTCACGAAAGCCTTTTTTAGTCAGTGCTAATTGCTTAATCGCATCTTCGTTACCACGCAGTTCATCGGTAATGTCGTGTGTGAGTTTGGCAAATTCAGGATTAGACAGGTTACGACCTGTTACCGGGGAAGTATCGTAAAGTGATTCAACCTGTTGGCTGATAAACTTGCGTCTTACCTCTTCAGGATTACGTTCTGAAACTGCATCAGGCAATCCTACTTTGCGGCCTAAGTTGCGAGATTGTGCGATTTGATCAGGATTAAACTTAGTCGCAATACTGGTAACAGTAGCCGCGCGTTTCTTTTGTGTAGTGGTTACGTCATCAATTGCAGTATCTAGCCGTGATAATGGGTCATCGTTAGCTTGAGTAACTTCCCCTGTGGCTATGTTGATTGCAGAATCTAAATCATCTAGTGCCACGTATTACCCCTTATTTGCTAAATTTGCTTTGATTGCTTTCAGTTCTTCAGATGTAGGTGCGCGGCCTTTATTCTTTTCAAACCGCTGTTTAATCGCATCGTCACTCGGTATAAATTTATTAGCTTCAGGCTTACCATAGAACTCATAAGCGCGGCCTTCTTTGTCGTCTTTGTACCAAGCACCACCAGGCACTTCACCTTCAATTACCATGCGGTCAATAATCTTTTGCCTTGCTTCTTCACCCAATGGCTTGCCTTGATTCTTCTGTTCCTTGAGAACCGCATCACGGATAACGCTTTCAAACTTGTATTTATCCGTTTTCTCAATGCCTAATGCGCCTACGGTTAAGCTGATTTGTCCATCCAAGGTGGTTACATCTTTGATTTCATCAGGTCGTTTACCCTGCAAATCTATTAACTCTTCGCGCTTTTCTTTAGGTATGTTTCTAAAGTCCTCGCGCAAGTCACGATTCTTAAATGCTTGCGGATTGTCTCTAGCCTGTTGACGAATGGCATAGTAGTTATCCCATGCCGCAACATTGTCCTGTTTCTCGCGCTTGGATTCTGCTCTGTCCTGCGCCACTCTTACGCGCTCGGTACGCTGATACATTTCATCATCAATAGAATCGCGCTGCTGTGGAGTAAGCATAGATAATGTCTGCGCATCTACACCTCTGCGGCCTTTACCCTGTTCTACGGCAATGGTCCATGCGCGATCAAACGCCTGTTTTTGCGCTTGCTGTGTGGCTTCTTCCTGTTCTTTAAAGCGTGATTTAACTTCCTGCACCGCTAGTTTCATACCATCTGCATCAGTAGCGAACTTCTCACGCACCATAGCCAAGGCTTCAGTTTCAGACTGTGCCGTACCCATAGCAGTAGATACTTCACCCAATACTTTGACGTTACGCTCTGCAATTTCCAGTGATTTTACAAACTGTCCACGCGCTGCCGGTAACATCTGCGCACCGAACTTATTCATGTAGGCTCTGGCCTGTTCAGGATTGCCATCCATCATGTTCTGCAACATGCCAGAATGGTATTGGCT